ACCTCTTTTTAAGATATCAAATAAATCACCAACTTTTAAACTAGATTTATCTATTGGAGTATTTAAACTGAAAGTTGAACCTGATATATTAACTTGAAATCTTGAACTTGTATTATATTTCCAAGAATTAGCAAAAATTTGTTTGTATGTTTCATTATTATTTTTTATTTTTTCCCCTACGTTTTTTACAAAAATATCTTCACCTTCTCTTACTAATCTTACATCAGAAACTGTAACTAATTCTGAAAGAACACCAGTTATTCTTAAATCAACTCTTTTTGATAAATCACCATTCTCATATCCAAAAATAGTTTCATTTGACCTGATATCATCAGCAGTGTTTATTTTAACACCAACACCTGTACATCCAAAGAACTGATTAATTGTTTTAGATGTATAATCAATGTTATTTTGTCCACTAATTAAAGTTCCTGTTACACCAAACCCAACTGTGGAGTCTACTGATATAACATTACCATTAACTGCAACATCTGTTAGTGCTTTTGTTTTGCCTGGTACAGTAAAAACACCTTCAATTAAGTCACGATCACTAAATCCAACAAATAAAGAAATTTTATAATATGTTTTTTGATCTCTTTTTAAAATTTCAACTTCAGATACTGATGCATTTGTAGAGGTATCTGTTGATTTAAATATTGTTTGTCCAACTAAGTTTTGTGGATCTCCTGTAGATGAAATTAAATCAGCAACGATTACTTCTCTTCGTATAAATTCTGCTCCAGATGGTTTTATTAAATTTCCCTCAAGATCAAGAATAGTTGACTCAACACCATATAATACTTTAAATAAAATTCTTACAGATTCTTCTATACCTTTTGACTGGTAAAATGACCTAGCAAATTTTACAAAATTTCCTACATCTAAATTTACATCAAAATCATTATCTTCTAAACCTGGTAAAAATGTTCTTTTAAGTTTTTTATAAAATTCTTGTAAAAATAGAACTGATAAATTGGTAATTGTGCTACCAGAACTATGAGATGTTGCAGATGTACTTTCAAAAACTAAATTTTCTCTATTAATTTCAAGTAATGAAGAAGATACGCCAACATTGTAACCTGATATTCCACTAAAACCACGAATACATCCTGTGAAAGATGTAGATGTGATACCAGTATAAGATATTATTTCATCATCTATCTTTAGAAGACCATATTCTGAAGGAAATCCTTTTGTGCTTGGAACTAATATTGTAGTATCTGTTTCTGAAAAATCTGATGAAACACTTGTGGTACCAGTAACAACTTCAGGAACTAAATTATCAGACTTAAGATATTGATCGAAGTTTGTAATTAAATCACTAGGTCCACCTTGAAATTCTTGTGAAATATAATATTGCTTTAAAAACTCAGTGGCATTTGGAAAATCAGTCACCAAAAACTCTGGTAATTGATTCTCAATAATAGTATTGACTTTTATTCTTTTGTCAATTTGTGACATAAATTATTTCCTCTCTAAATCTCCATTAGAGTAACTTGAAGTATAGTAATCTCTAGTGAATACAACTCCTGAAACATCTTCCCCTGATGCGATTACATCCTTAAACATATTTATTGTGCTTTTTGAAACATCAAAACTGAGATATAGATCTTTTAATCCAACCACATCATTAGATTCTGGGAATGCTTGTATCTCGATTATATTGTTTTGTGTTGTAGTTGATGTAATATTAATAGTGTTTAAAATTACTTCTCCTTTTTTATAATCAACTATTCCTGCCTCTTTTATTAAAACTATTTGCTGATCCTTGTCATTTTTAAATACAACACTTAAAGTTCCTTTCATACTACCATCAAGATTACCTGCTGCATCTTTATTTGGAACATCAGTAAAGTAAGAAATTCTTTCAGAACCTGAAACTGTAAATCCAGTGCTTTTTATATTAAATCCTGCGGGATTTATATTGAAACGATTTCCAAAACATAACTCATATTGAGCAAATTGATTCAATAATGCTTTCATGTCTCTTCTAATAATCACTTTTGTAATATTTGACGTGATACCATTATCAACACGGTCAATTAGTGTATTTAATTTACTATATTTGAATCTACCACCAAATTTGTTAATCTCTACATTATTTGCATATTGGTTAAGTGCGGATACGATTGAAGTTCTTAAATTTGCTGAAGAAGCAACTTGTGCTGGATTGTAATAAATGGTAGAATTTAATTCTACATATAGTATCTTTAAATCAACTATTTCTGAATTTATACCAGCTATAGCGTAGTTCTTCAGTTTATTTTTTATTTGTGTTTTATCAAAATCTGACACATAAGTTCCATTTTTTGGTTTAATACTTATTTGAACTTGACCAAATTTAGGAGGGTCTAATTCCTCTCCTCCGACCACTGCAACTGATTCAGTTTGTGGGAAAATATTTTGAATTATTGCCTCATAATCTCTTGGTGTAACTGCTCTATATTGTGCTGAATAAAGTCTTGGAGCAAAATACTTAATAGAAGACACATCTTCGACTGGAGCACCATTAGAAGCGTTTGTAATCGTAGTTACAGTGATATTATCTGTGGGTGTAAAGAGAATTCCATCACTCTTTGTAAATGAACCTTGAAAACTAAAATTAGAAGGACCATTTCCAGATTCCCCTTCAGTAACAATATATCTTGCAGTTATTATTGAGGCATTTTCTAATTTTTTACCAAATAAATCATCTCCAAATAATATTTCATATTTTTCGTCTTGAACTTCTTGAGCAAGATATATTTCAGATGTTTTAGTAATGTTTAAAATATTATCAACCATCGAATATTTTCTTCCAAGACCTACATCGTTAGTTCCCTTAACATAAACTCTTAAAGTTGAACTATCAATATTAGGACTATCAATTATAAATCTTTGATCAGTCGATGCATCAACTCTATAGACTCTTTGAAGCAGAGTTCCTTCATAAACACTGATTGGATCATCAAATTGTGCAAATGATGTTCCATTTATATCAATAACTCTCGATGATGTAATCTCATCAGGTATTGAAAAACGATATGTAGTATTTTCAGTGTTACCAACACAAACAAGACCAGAACGTAGTGTCAAGAACCTTGGAGTGTTATCATTTGTAGTTCCAACATTTACATCACCGATGCTAATTGTAGCGATTGCAGCGGTTTTTGAGCGTGGCACATAACCAATGTTACGAGCGAGTGAAACAACGTTTTCACGAATAGTTGCAGAATCTAAAAATGACTCATTTGCAACTAAATTAGCATTAAATGCATTAATATAAGTATTATACGCTAAAGTATCAATTAAAACAGAGAAGTTAGAACCTTCAAAATCAAAATCAGTGAAATTTGAGTTTGAACGGAGAAAATCTTTTATTTGAACCTTAATCTGGTCAAAATCTAGTGATGTAAACTGTGTAAAGGGCATATTATCTTGTCGGTTCTAGAATAAAGGTAAACGATTGAGTTGGAACGTCTAATCCATTGATTTCAAAAAGCACTTTAACCTCAAAACTATTCAAATCAGGCACTGCATCTACTTCGACACCGATTTGACCTACTCTAGGTTCAAAATTTCTTATAGTATTTCGCACTTGGTCTTCAATTACCATCACAGTTGAACGTTCAAAGTTCTCAAATAGAGAGTCTCTGATGCTTGTACCTAAATTTGAGTTAAAAAACCTCTCTGAAGGTATTGTTTCGACTAAATTCCTCACGGATCTTGCGATTGCTCGCTCATTCGATAGCACAGGAAGGTCTTTTGTCACTGGATGAGGTGAAAAAGACAAACTGATATCCTTAAATGCTCTTGATTTGCGTTGAATCGCCATTATTAATGCTTTTAGATTTATTTATACCCTATCTTGCATAATCATTCATTACATAATCATCACTATCAAAGTATTCAAGTAACCACCAAGCTACAGAACGTGGATTTTTGCCTCCACAAGTAAAAATATCAATTGCAACACAACCTTTTTCTGGCCAAGTATGACAAGAAAAATGACTTTCTGCTAAAGAAATCAGACAAGTCACTCCATATGGGTCAAACTGATGTGTATAAGTGTTTAAAACTTGTAAATTTTCTGTTTTACAAGCACTAACACATCTTTCTTCAATTTTTTCGAGGTCATTTAACTTATCAAAGGGTACATTGTATATTTCAACAAGTAAGTGAGTGCCCATATGAGCGTTTTTAACGTGTTTTTTCATCATTAATGATTCTGTAGTCATCTTCAAGTACCTCTTCAAGGTAATTTTTGTCCCAATATTCGTAATAATTGGTTTTTGCAAGTTTTTTCCTTGCTTCAGTCAACTCTTTTCGTGATTGACACAAAACTAAGTTGTATTTTCCGTTACTTGTCTGTATTCCTTGTATGTATGTCTTTGTTTTTCCGTGATCTGCAATGAATTTGTAGTTTGGATAGTTGCGATTATAGTCATCAACTGCTGCATACAAGAAATCTGCAT